TGATCTGACCAATCGTCTTTACCCGTTCGAGCATTTGCTCAGGGTCTTGGGTGGCCACATCGTACTGCATATAAAAATCGAATCTCTCTCCCGCTCTTCCCTTCGCATACTTCTGCATATCCTGTACGCCTGTGACGCGGAAGTATTCCTCATCGGGACCATACTGCTGATATAGACCATAGACTTGGTCCATTACATATTTCATGTGGTGCAGTACGCGGTTGATGATGTTTTGCTGTTTGATCTGTGATTCAACAGGATCAACTCCTGGAGCGTTATTACCGAAGTAACGGTCAAACATCTCTTGCATTAAACGCCGAACCTCGGTTGATCCGGCATCGAAACGCGGGGTATCCGCAAATCGTATCTCTCCAGGAGTACGATAAGGAACACGAACACCCGGTCCCCAGCGTGATGGGGATCTCCCAAGAGGATGTTCTATCGGCGGGAGCGTTGCGATGCTTTGCCTGTCGATGCTCGCGTCCGTTTCGACTTTGACGACTTGCTGGAACGCTTCGCCGACTTCCGGGATGGAGCGGGAGGCGTAGAGTCTTTTTGAAGTTTTCTCAAAAGTGGACACAACGAAAGGATATCCGCCATGCGCATAATCCATGAGAGTATGTTTTGCATATAAATCGGGAACTTCATTACAAAATACGGTGCAGTAAATGCCTGGGATGTTGTCTTCATCCAATAAGCGTTGGTAGCAGTAAACGACTCGGATGGTTTCATCATCATCGCGGAGGATCTCGTCCTCTAAGGTTAGGTTATTAGCATAGACATCGGTGTCGCCAATGGTGGCATTCTCGATTGCTTTATCCACAAACTCCTCATCCCAACCCTCGGAAGCAATCTTTGAGCGGAGTTGCTCAGGTGTCATATTTAGGACATGAAACACATAGGGGGCTTCCTGTGGGTCGATGGTGTAGTTTGGCCAAAAGATATCTTCATCAGGAGCAAGTGCTTTAATGCGTGGGCGATTAATCACCCTACGCACTACAGGCACGGTGGTTTCACCGTCCTTGCGTAACTCCTTGAGCATACCACGAGCTTTCTTTTTGCTTACTCCAAATTGCTCGGAAATGGCGGCGGATAACTCCTCATCCATAGAACCGTCTTGGATCGCCTCAGCGATTTGCGGTAACGCCATTGCTATTTCGTCTAACTTGATCGCCTGTTGTTGTTTGAGGTCTTGGCTCTCGTAGTAAACATAATGCACCATCATTCCCTTCTCGAAGAGATGATTCAGTCCGAGTTCCACTTGATCGTAGAAATCATCCATCTTGGTGTTAACCAACCAGCGTACAAACATGGATATCACATTGGCACGGGCAATATCGCTCGACTCCACGGGAGTTGCCACGATGTGTGCTTGGCGTACCGCGTTTAGCGACATAGCCACACACTTGTTTATTTGGTTATCCACCATACGGATCTCTTGATCCGAAGCCCCCACCCAAGGGAATACTTCCCCTGTCTCAGAGTTGGCAGAATATTTCTTAAAATCATCGGACTTCCCAGCCCATATACAATTGCGTACATCATAGTCGCGTTGTCTGCGATCTATCCATTCGCCCAAGGATGACTGAGTTTCGCGGTAAGTATCCCGCAAATAATTAATATCAGGTTCCTTGGATACGAACAAGAGTTCGGGATCAGAGGAGTTATGCATGCTTGTAGCAGATTGTAGTCTTTTGTTCTTGACCCGTCAATCTAATACCCACCGCCTCCTGTACATTGGAGACTACCATTAGTAATGTGTTCTGCACCAGCCACTAATAAGTACCGAATACAATCGATCTGATCCTTAAAATGTTCCGCCCTACTCTGCCCACTATACTCCAAGAGCGAGGTAATTGTATTGTCGCATCTATCTGATATATATAGCTTTGGGCGATTACGGGGAGTCATAGGCTCGGAATCATCCCATGCTAATGCGTCATTTATCTTGGCAATACCCGCCTCGATATCCACGCCTGGGGCGGGACGAAACACAAAGTCCAGGTTCGCCATTTGGTTGATAATGTTACTCTCACCCTCCTTTGTCCGAACCGTGGCGGCTCCCATGCGGGGGTCCACAATACGCTCAAATATATCCTCGCCATCCTCCAAGTCCTCGAAGTGGTTGCGGTAATCCTCGTACCCCCAACCTAGTGGACGCTGGGCGGGACCAGGCTTGCCCACACTCTTGCCCAATGCATTGACATGCGGTAATGCCCATTGCCCCATCGTACTATCGGGGAACTCGCGGTATATGAATATCCGCCCATCCGGCATAACTGCCGCCCATATCGCCACCCACGGCTTGCTTCCTCCCGGATCGCACACGAAGTACCGCGTGCATGGCAAGGAAGGGTCGGCGATGAAGGGGATTTTTTCGTGTGGGATTACATTTGTTTCCCTGTTGAACTTTGGGAATCTCCCCTCCATCGCCTTGGATGGTATGCCGAACAAACGAGCGAGCTTGGTTTCGAGTGGTTGCCTCGAATAGGTGCGGATCAATTCCTGACCATCAATAAATGGCGAGTCCTCGGTCCAAAAGTAATAGATACGGCAGTCAGGCCAATTGTGGCATATCTGCTCAGTAGGTAACTCCCTGTCGAGGATTTCGCTGTAGCGGGACTTCACCGTCTCTGCTCCCTTGAGTAAGCTATTAATCAACGGTGTCCAACCTTGCAAAGTGGTAAAGGTGAGGATCAATCTTCCATGATAATCCACGGTACGACCAAGCAATGTATTGAAGATATTTTCGGGAACCTCCTCATCCAGGTGTATCGCATGGGCAGACCAGCCCTCGAATATCTGAGGGTCTGCCATATACTGCCGATAATTATTGAAGTATATCGTACTTCCACGCTCCGCGCCCTCGGTAGTGGGCGGTAGGATCGCCTTCGCAGAATTGAATCCATTCTTCTGATTGTACTGCAAGCTATGGTTCTCGCTCTTCTTCTTTGCCCGCTTGTAGCGTGCTGGTAAGTTTTGCCAAATATATTTCTGCGCATCCGTTATGCTTCGCTCCTCGGTAACATGCATCGAACGAATCTCAGCTTCGGGGATCGCTTGTGCCAAGTGTACCAGCATACGGGAAGCGAACATCGTTTTTGATGATCTGTTCCCGCCGAGTATCACATGGATCTTCGTATCCTTCCAATTCTCCATCACCCTACGCCAACCGGGTAATGTCCATCCCCATTGGATCGGGTCTTCCAATTCTGACTGAGGTTGGTCAATCAGTAAGCGACTAAGCATCTCCGCACGCTCAGGGGGCAACGCATCTATCTGCTCCTCAGTTAACGCACATGCTAACTCGCCCTTGTCAAACTTCAGATCGCTCGTCCACGGGATACCGAAGTTCGCGTCTATCTCATCCGCATAGGTTATCTTAGGCATTGAATCCCTCCACTACTTTACATTGCTCCGGGTAAACCCGAAAAACAGGCTCAACATCCTGTGAATCGCGAGTGGCGGTTGTGCGGCCACCCCACTCAAATTTATAATCCTTACTGAAGTCCCAAGTGTGATAGCACAACTCATCCGAACATCTGAAAATGAGATTAAATTTTCTCCTAGAAGTATCATGTAATAACTTGGCGGCCTCGATCTTCTTGTACGAAATCATAAACGGATACTGCCCATACTTTATATTCAAGCACTTTAACTCCGCCCAACTATACCGATCCCCGCATTGAATAAGGTAATCAATCTTCCACTTAATCGGGTTCAGCTTGTGAAAACAACAACCCCATTGCTTCGATAAAAAAGCCTCCACCTTACGCTCATTCGCAAGGTCAGTCTGACTTTCATACCTTGTGCGAATCATCCCCTCGCTAATATCTCCAATCCAATCACGATCGCGTCTTCGAGCGTTTGGCACGGGATTTCTTTTTCACCGATTGCCCATCCCTCTTGATCCGTTCCAATGTCTCTTGGTCGAATTTCAAGCATGGCGGACCCAGCCGTTTCAAGTCGCACCGTGGTAATTCTTGTGCGGATTCGGGTATGGCTCTTCCGTACTTTGTCCAAAAGATCGGATGACAGCCCGGTTTTATCCTTTGACTCATTCATCCTTTTCCCGATCCAAGAACTTCGCGTACTCCAAGCACTTCTCTGCTTCCTCGTACTCCCGCAACTTTTCCAATAACCGCTTATTCTCCTCAACTAATCGGTTCACCCATTGGGGCAGACTCTCCACCTTCTTCCCATCCTCCTCGTAAGTATTCATTCCTCGTCCTCCTCGTCTTCAAATTCAAACTCTATCTCGAAATCAAACTCCGCTACTTCTCGCTCCAGCCAATCGTTAATCCCTAGCATCACCGCCTTAGCGATGCCTATCTCATCCAGGTCGCATTCCGCGTCCCAGCGATGCAGTAAGACCTTAGTCTCGTGTATAATTTGGTCCTTTGGGTCTTGCATAATTCATATAATCAGAAACCGTTTGTCCGATTGGCATCTGTCTAGATTTCGTGGATCGTGTGACCAGCGGGTTGCCATACTTGTCTCTGAGGGATCTACCCTTGGAATCTCGGTATGTGCGGATAAGTTCCGTGTTTCCCCAAAACTTGTGCCACCCCTCATTAACTTCCTCATAAGTCGGCCAATTGCTAAAGAAGTATGTCCAATCCGATACCTCGAACTTCTCATTATCCATCCGTATCTTGCTCCTCTTCCTCGCAATCATCGTGTTCATGTGCGTCTTCGGGGTCGCATTCCTCCCCGCAATGATCGCAACGCCACTTAATATCGTAACTCGCCCAGCCTAAAAATTGTCCCATCACTCTTCCTCCGTAGTTAAAAACTCCTGGATCAAAGATTCGCTATACCCAGCACCAATCAACAACACGCGGATCGCATTGAGGGCTTGTACAATATCGCTCCCATCGGGTATCTCCGCAGATAGTGTGGTATCGTAACTAGAGATTGTTATCTTCATCAAACGATCTCCCACATACCATTACCCGCGTCTTTCACACGCATCTCATCACCTATGTAATACTTACCGGGCTTGCACCTAACCTTGCCATGTGTCCCGTCACGAAACTCAATCAGTCGTAAAAACTTATTCGAGGGGATGCCATATACCCGTGCCATGCGTCTCTCGCCCTCCTCGATCACCACAACCCTGGGCTTCTTCGCTTCCTCGATCATAGCGTCCACTTCTGCGATCTCCTCCGCAACAGCGCTCTCTCCCTCCATCTCCTTCAATCGCTCAACCATTTTACGCGATATCCGATTACCATGAACACAGGTACGCATGGTACTTCTCTTAATTCCCATCATCCCCGCAAATTCATCTCTACTAATCCCATGCTTCTTCAATATCCGCATGCACTCTTTCCCTGTCATTTTTTCCGCCATGCGTACCCTTTTGTAGTTTTTTGTAGCCTATGCAAGCAAAATAATATAAAAAACGCTACATGCCACGAGGAATACCCAAAAAGCTCAAACCCTTTGACGCTAAATTGAAGGATAAAGTAATCACTTCTGCGGCACGAATAGCCGCTAGACAATCAACTCCAAAGCATGAGGCACAGAATATGGAACTATCCGTAAAACAAGAAGAAGACAGACTACGAGTACACAACGCTCTGAAGTACGGATTAAAGATGACAGAGCAACAATTCCTCTCCGAAGTACAAAAGAAGCTCCAGCACATGGTCGCAGACTCCTTAAACGACCTCCACGATTCCATAGAAAAAATACCACCACAAAACAAAGCCTATGCCGTGGGTATGCTCTTCGATAAACTTATGACCATCTCCGGCAGACCCACAAACATCACCGCATCTGCCAATGTCAAACTAGGCTCCTCCGATATGTCACCCGATCAGGTACGAGATATCCTCAAAAAAGGCGTAAAGAACCTACCAAAAGACGCATCAACAGAGAAAGTAATCGATATAGAAGACGCAGAAACCACACCCATCCA